ACCAGCAAGGAAGCCGACCGGCGTCTGGATGCGTGCCCGGGATACGAACCGCCGAAACGCGACTACGGGCGGAACTGCGTGCATTGCGGGTTTGATTGGTGGGATCACCAACCGACGCCTAACTGAGTAATCGCCAGAGCCTGCAAGGTCTGCAATGTATAAACGACTATCCAATAGGCGCAAAGCAACCCAAGCGCGACGGCTAGACGCTTTGCGGCGCGGGCGCGACAGAGCCAATGCCGCTAAAGCACCGCGAGAGTACCCGCTGGATTTGCCAGACTTGCGGCGCGAGCTAATCGTCATTGACTACGATACCGGCCAACCGGTTACGCACACGCTGCATTTTTACAAATCTAGGCGCGTGGACGTTTATCGGCTGGAAGCAGACGGAAAGCCGCGGAAGTGTTGCGGATGGTCGGCGGCGCTGGAGGGGCTGCGCAAGGCTTACCCGCGCGTGCCGTCGCCAAGGTCGGATTTTTGGCGGTGAAAATGAACAATCAGTTCCGGGCCACGCCTTGCAGTTTTTCGGCAGTGCGATATGCTCCCAGGCCCAACATGCCAAAAAGCAGGGGCATCATGGTTGCAACGTCCATTGGAGGCAGGTCAACAGGTTTGCCGTACAAGCGCGACCCCCACGAAAGCAGTGGGCCAACAACAAATTGCGCCGCAAACGCGGCACCACACACCCAGCCGATGAACGGGCGCCACCCGGATACGAACACACTTGCGCTTGCCGCCTCAACTTTGTTAATCTCAAGTTGACCGGCAATTTGTTGCAACTCGCCGGATTGCTGCAGTTTCAACAACTCAAGTTTTGCCGCCGCCGTTTGCGCCGGGTCAGGCAATACTCGCTCAAGAACTATGCCGCCAAAATTAAGCAGCGCGCTTACAGGGTCAAAGGCCATTGTTCAATTCTCCAAAATGCCAGCAAACGTGCCGTGTTTGTTGATCGTGATGACGCGATTAACCGCTTTATCTATTAGCCGCGTCGAGGTATGAACCCAAATGCCTCGCGGGCATTCGTAGATAAGTTGGCCAATGCCTAGGTCGGACACAAGCGGCGCGAGCACGACGGCAATTTGATACGGCGTGCCAAATGTCGGGGCGATCCAGTCTGCGGCCTGGGCGCGCATATGGTCGCTGTTAAGCTGGCCGCCCACCGCCGCGTTAAGCGCTAGGCAGCGAAACCCGCTGTCTAAAATGATCGGCACGTCATGCCCCGCAATTGCGCTAAGCTCGGCGCGGATGCGCTCCAGCATTTCGAGCGTAATCAGTGCGTTGTCTTGCAACGCAGCGGGTAAAGTGTTGTGGATCCCAAGCTCGGCGGCTTTGTCGCTATGTTGAAACTCTGCAAGGGTGAAATGTGGCGTCATGATATGCCCTTGGTGCGTGATGCGTGATGCTACGCTCTTTCTTTGCGGCGCAAAAATGTAAGGTAGTTGGCAGCTTCTTCGAGGTCGTAAAATTGCTTAACCACTTCGCCAATGTTGCGATGATCCGGGCGAAGTAACAGCGCTACCGATGGGGCAATCTTGGCTTTTTGCACGCCTATTTGTTTGGCGTAATCGTCAAACCCCTTGTAACCAGAGACGCGGAATTGCCAATGAACAAACCCTTCCGGGCTGGGCGTTGCGGCCATGGCGTCAATATGCTTGTGCCCAGCTATAGTGATGTGGTCGCGTTTTCCAAACGCATGTTGGCGCTGGTGTGAGTGCGTTGGGTTGTATTGAGAATGCCCCGGAAAATCATGCCGAGCATGAATGCGCAGCATGTTGCCGTCTGGAAAGTTAAGGGCTAAGCGAACACCGTGTTCTTGCACAATTTGGCATCCGGCTTGTTTGGCAACAAAGTTAAGCCAATTCATGCCCTCATTCCAAAGGTCATGATTCCCGCCTACCACGGCCAGCGGGCTTGCCAGCTTAAACATATGCTTGGCTAACCTAATGCCGTCGCTGGCTTTTGTGCTTTGGTGCGCGTAAAGCTTGCCAAGCCTGCCAACCCAATTGTTAGTAATGTCGCCCAGGTGCAGCGCGTGCATTCCCTTTGTGCGGCCAATCAGCTCCATGTCGCGCATAAGCTGTCCGATGTCGCACAAGTCATCGTCAACGTGCGGGTCGCCAATTGCAACAACAACAACTGGGCCGCCGTGCTTTATGTCAATGTTGATAAGGTCTTGATACTGTTCCACTTTTTGCAAACGCTGATGCGTTTTCATCTTGCGAGCTATCAAGTCTTCAATTGGCTCGTCGGCGTCTGGTGCCGGGGCAATTTCTATTTCTTGTGCAATGTCGCGGCCAAGTTTCCCAGCAAGCGCAGCCTTGTTTTTGACGGATTCGACCGCTTGGCGGACTACGGTGTAATTGACGCCTAACTGTTGCGCTGCGCTTCTGAGTGACCCATAAAGATTGACGGCTTCAAGCAATTCTTTTTGTCTATCAGTAGCAAAGTGCAAATATCGAGAGTCAACAGCGCCGATAGGTGCAACCATGCTCGTCTCCTAATGTCGAGGTTTTAGCTCGCCGCAATAGTAGGGCAAAATTTGGATTGCTTTTGAACCGGTCATTTGTTCGCTACCGTCGCCATCTTCCCAATACAGAGTTTTTTGAGGAAAGCGCCAACACTCGCCCCACTCATCATTGCCGAGTTTTCCTTCACCTTCGTGAAAATGCTCGCAATTTCTGCAAGATTTTGTTCCCGCCTCAAGTGCATCAGACGTTTGCTTTGCCGTGGATTTTTTGCAACGCTTTGGCAATGGAGGCTCAATTGTTACTGGCTCACCCATTGTCTATCCCCACTTCCAATGCGCCTGCACAAAATGCCACAGCCCCGTGCCCAACGCACCCAACAAACTCAACACGATTACCGGCAAGCTTTTTTTGGTTAACTCGCGTATGAATTCAGCTCGGGCCATTTCGCGGTTGATCTGAGCGCGCACCCAAGCGTGCTCTTCGGCGCGAGCCTCAGCGCCTGGGTTATTGCGCCCGTCTTCCTCGCGCAGTTCGCGCAACGCGGTCAATAGCATTTCGCGCACGGTTTCGGCATCGGCGGCATCAGACCGGCGCCGTCGCTCAAGGCGCGGCAAAGGTGTGGTGTCGGTGCTCATATCTTATGTTAATTAACTCTCAATACAACCCAAGTATAACTAGGACTACCACCGGCGCGCTTTTGGGGTGCTCAAGGTACAGTCCACCTATATTACGCTAACGTTATATTAGCAACGCGAGTCGTGCCATCAGTACCGCGCACACTAATACGCAAATTTGTATTTGAGGTCAGTGTAAACACCATGTCCTGATTGACAGTCAAACTTGGAACGGAAGTGTTTACGTGCGTAACCACATCTCTTGCAGTTGTAATTGCTAAAGTCTTACTCCCAACAACGCGCCATTCATAGTTATTTGCATCAACCGTTTTTTGGGCATAACCGCCTCTACCGCGCGTATAACAGATAGTCAACACTTTGTCGGTGTTATCAATACCGTCGACACGTTCGGCGTTTGCTGTTGTCGACGCCATTGACCGCTCGTTGCGTTTTTCAATCGTTGACCATTGAGCACTATCGCTAAGACTCTTACCAGCCGCAAAATAATTACCAGTAGCGTAAAGCCATAATGTGCTTGACTGTACAGTCAAATTCACACCAAACTCATTGCCGTGCAGATTCACAATACCTGCGTTATACACAACCATGTCGTTGACAAGCGTACCGGCAACTTGGTTTCGGTTAAAAGCAAGATTTGTTTGCGCGGATGAATTAGCGCCGTTATTGCCCGAACCAATTGATAAAACATCCATCGATGTTTGGCCAGATTCTCCTTCAAAATAACATGCATTTACGTCCCAAAGGCTATCGCCGTTTGGTATTTTTATAGCAGGATATTGCGCCCCAAAGCTGCTGTTATTTATTCGAGCACCAGAACCATTGCCCGACACCGGGTTTAATGGTGATGCGGCTCCGTAAAAAGTACCTGCAACACCAACGGATCGAGTATCAAACGTACCGTTGTTAATGCAAGTCATTGACCCGCCATCAAGCAATACTGCAACGTCTGTAGTGTTGGTATAGTAATAAAACGAAGGCGAACTAAGAGTTGATTGAGCAGATTCCGACAATTTTATGCCGTATCCGTTCATGCTGTTTAGATGCAGTTGATCTAAAACACCATAATAACTATTGGACAAGTACAATCCTGATGCTTTGTTATTTCCCTCTACTCGCATTTGCGCAATGCGCCAATCAGAAGCACTTGACCAGGACAACATGGGGGCTTTAGTAGCAGAAGCATAATTTGCTTCCAATTTGGTGTTGACGACTCCACGCCCTTCTATTGCTTCACCACTAGGAACAGTCATTCCTGCCGTGATATTATGATATCCGGGCAAAAAATATAGTTTGTTTTGAAATGTACCATAACCATTTGTTAATGCTGGAGCAGTCAACCCGGCTTGAATCTGCGTCTGGTTCGCTGTCCCGTCGCCGTTGGCATTAAAGTCAGCGCTCGAAAATACGTCGCTGTTTTTGGATTCCTGCGTTCGAGCTACCGCCGATGTTTGCCGCAAAATTGCCGTAATAAGCGCGGCGCCTTTGCCGATGGCCGAACTGGCAAAATCATTAAAATTGTCGTCTAAATACGACAGTGGAACACTGCTGCTTTGATTTTTGAATATCCAAGACAATCCCACAGCAACGCTCCTTTTGTCTTACTTAGTGTTGGATGGCTTAAGCGGCGCTACTGGGCCTCTGGTGCGCTTGTACATGCGCGTTGGGCCGTTAACCACATGCTCTTGAAAATGCACGGTTGGTGTATATACACCTTGCGTCATGCTTGTCGGCGTAATCCGGTCGTCATACCACTCGCTGCTTGATGGCGGCGGCTTGATGTTTGGGCCTTGAAACAACGCTTTTTTGAACATGTCTGTTTCCTTTGGGCTATGCCCATACGCGAACCGGATTGCTTGGTTCAATTGCGATAGCGGCTAATTCTGGCAATTCAACGGTGCTTCGCACATTGACATGCCAACCATCCACGCGCACCATTTCCTCAGTGTACCCGTTTTCGGCTGTTTTTTCTTGACTTTCAACCCCAAAAATTGTAGCAACATCCACCAACCATTGCCAAGCTGCGCGCAACGTGGGAACAGCCGAGGGCTTTATCATCTTTCCAGTTGGCTTGTACTTGATGCCAATTTCATCTGCGTCAATCTTTGCGTCTTCGTACAAAGATTGCAGGTGGACAAGCCAGGCATCCCAATCGGGCTTGTTGTCTGTTACTACAAAATAGTCAAAGAACGTGGTCATGTAGTGAGCGTTTTTATGTCCGCGCTGCTGAGGGCGGTGTTGTAATAGGAAAACGACTGAAACCAACCGTCAATGCCATTTGCCCCTGCGCCGTCTGTGCCAATGCTCAATTTGTTGATTCCCGTTGGCATAGATGCAATGCTCGCGGTGACGGCATCGTTGCCGTTTGCCGACACACTGCACACACCGGCTTGAGCAGCAAGAGCGGCTTTTAGGGTGCCAAGCGCCGCCATTGTTATGCCAGAAGATTGATTGAACACCAGTGCGCTTGTTACGCGAATGTTGCCGCGAACTTGTGTACTAACGCTTTCTACGATTGCAAGCTCGTTGCTGGTGGCCCCGTTATTTATAGCCGCCCATCGCGGCGTATTTGCGGAATCTGGCAAACCATCCAAAATTCCCTGAACAAACATCGTGCCTTGTGTTGCGTTGTACCAACTAATTGGTGTAGAGGTGATGGTTTCAGACGCCCGCGTCACAGCCGTTGTGCTGGTCAAGATAGGGCTAGAAGCAAATGCTCCCTGTTCAAACTGCGGCAGCGCAATGCGCAAAGTAACGTCAATGGTTGTTGCCGCCGCGAATGTCAACAGTACATAACCGCACGCGGACGTTGATACATCGATAAGCGTATTGCTTATTTGAAAGCGCTTCAGCGTTGAAGTAATAGAACTTTTTATGTCCGATGAAAAATACGACTCGACAACTACACCCGCATCAAACCCCGCAAAAGCAATATAAGCCGCTGTAATGTTTGTAAAAGAACCAGCTTGCAAAGCCAGATAGACCGAGGAACACCATGTTTGCCCAGCAGTCGCGGTAATGAATGTGCTACTGTCAAATTGGATTGCTACGCCAGTTGTTGAGGTCGTTCCCGATAGCCGAAGGTCAACGTAGGCCATGCCGTTGACAGTGCCCGTAGCAACGATTTGTTGTGCAAGCGTGCCTTTGCCAGAGCCACCATAAATCCAGTTGGTCGGTAGTGTGCCCGGCGTTCCTGCGACCGCGCCGACCATTGTGTTATTGCGAAGGCTGTTAGTTCGAGCGTTTTCTCGCCGCAACCCGCGCAAAACTAGCGTGGTGGGGTCGTAGTCAAAACGCGGCGTGTTGGCACTTGCTTTTTGCAATGTGCCGGTGCTGTCAAAATACCACGCATTGCTTGACCTGGCAAACGTAAAATCTGCCGATAACGTGCCGCCCAAAAAACTATACGACACCACGGGTTTTACCCCGGTTGACGTAGGGCTTCGATGCGCCAAACGTCGAGTGTTGCGTATCACCCTACACCCCGTCGCCCGGAGTGATGTAAACGGCTGCGCTGCTGCTTGATGTGCCGGTAAACCACAAATTAGCACCAAGCGTGAATGGCTGAGAAGTCCCTGGCAATAGCACTAGCGCTGGGCCGGTACTTGTGACGGTTGCCGAATTGCTTGTTGCTTGAGCAGAAGTCGCGCCATAACCCAAAAACACTATCGTTGTTCCGGCGTTGGTAATAAGGTATTGGCTTCCAGGCGAAGTCAACGGCACCTGCACCGGCGCAGGCGGGCTTGCTGCTGCCGTAAATGTGACGGTGTTACCGGACTGTTGAAAAGCCTGAATGCCCACGACACTACTCTTTGTTAGGCATCAACACTTCACGCTCTTTTTTAAGCGCGACATCAATGCGAGTGACGGGCAGCCACACCAACAGGGCAAACGCCGATGCCGTGGCCAGCCTCAACAAGTCGGGTGCATACATGCTATACGCAAAGAGCGCAAACGTCAGCAAAAGGGTAAGCAACAGCGCCAGCCGAGCTGATAGAACTTTGAGGCCCAGGCTGACGTACAACGTCACAATTTCAGTGCGATCCATTGCTATTCCTCTTTGTCATCGTTGGTTGTGTAAAACCCGGTGCCGTACTCGTCATCTTTGAGTTTAGCTTTAATGGCCGCAAGTTTTATGACGCGATCAAGCACTTTCATCTTGTCTGTGAGCGTGAACACTTCTGCCGGTGCGCCATCGTCCCGTACTTTAATCTTGCCCGTCACTTCTTTGAGCATTTCACGCAAAGCCTTTTCGGCTTCGTCAATCAAAACCTCGGTTGTCTGCTGTTTTTTGCTCATGGCGCGGTACTTGGCAAAATAGCGGCTGTTGGAATGGCGGCGCGTTTTTGTGCCTCTTGTAATGCTTTTTCAATGTCGGCGGCCTTGGCATTGAATGTAGGGCTTGCAATGCCCCGCGCGCGCAGGGCCGTAACCGGAGTTTGCAACGCTCGACTGATAGCCTGCACATTGGTTTTGAGCGGCGTGCCCGGTATGTGCAAACCAACACCAGAAAATTCTGGCCCAAGCGTTTGCTCTCCAGACAATGACAAACCCCATTCGCCCAATTCTTTCAGGGGCGTTTGTTTTTCATACAATACTTTTTGACCAACCCTGTTGGCCCACTCTTTGCCGACTTGTGCCGGAGTTACAAAACCTGGGCCTTTCCCGGCCATAGCGTCTGACAAAATCATCAAGTTTTGGTATTGCCCGCGAGCAACGCTCAGGTCTTGAGCAACGTCCTGCGGCAAATTGCGTTCTGCGGCATCATCAAGCGCCTTTTGCATACGCCGCAACAAATTTGACCGATCAATGTCGTTTTTGGCGCGTTGAGCGTCTGATCCAAGTTGCGAGCGCAATTGGTTGTAAAGTTTGCCGTCAATTTTTATCCCGCCAGCGCCACCCAAAGTCCGAATTGTGTCGAACACCGACTTGACTTCGGGGAACATTGGCCCGGAACGAGCAAGGGCTTTTTGTTCGGCCTCAAGCGCCGCCATGTCGGCAGAAAATTTAGCGTCTAATGGTATTTGTCTGCCGTTCAAAATCCTGTCATATTCTGCGCTGATCTTATCTTTGCCGGTTTGCAATTCTTTTTTGCCAAACGTGTTGCTTTTGGGCAAACCAACGGATTCGTTGTAAATTTCGTTTGCTACAGCCTGTTGTCCCTTAACATTTTTATTGGGTTCGCCAAACACCAACGCCGAACCTTGCGGGCGAGCGCCTTTTTCTGTCATGCCACGATATGCGGCCACACGTTCTTCTGGTATGTCGGCTGTGCGTACCGACATTTTTTTCGGCAAAGTACCGCCAAGCGCGGTTGTAATGCTGGGCGCCAACAAACCGGCTGCAACGGCCAATGCGTTTTGTTGAGAGTCACTCAATTTGGCTTTCTGCGCTAACGCTTGTGTGCTTGCGGCTGCGCCCGTTGATGTAGCGCCAGACAATCCACCTGTAATTGCAGAGCGCAAACCACCAACACCGCCGGTTAAAGCTCCTGCGCTTGCGCCTTGCAAAAGCACATCAATAGCGCGCTCCACACCCGTTGTGGGCGTGACGTTTTTGTTGTAAAGGTACGGTATTGATTGCAACAACTTGCGCACCGCATCAGGATTTTCCGTAATTGGTTGCGCTAAATCTGGCCTTCCCAATGCCGTAGCCACCGTTCCTGCGGCAGCTTTGCTTAGGTTTAAGACGTTGTTAGGCAAATTGCCAAGCATGTCCGGCACTGCTGCTGCGCCTTCCAAAATAGCATTTGTTGCAATGCGGGCTTTGCGCGGCAAAAAATCGTCGTTTTGCGGCGGCGCTGGCTGTTTTGTTGCGGCGAGCGCTGGCTTAGTTTGCGCCAACACTTCTTCATCGGACAAACCGCTGCCCGATGTTTTTGCCAACACTTCCTCGTCAGATAAACCAGGCATTAGTGCCACCCATCAGTTTGCCATGTGTGACCACGCCAAACGGTTACGCCAGGAATACGTTGCTCTTTAGGTGGCGGTTGGTCGGTGTTTTGCGGTTGCGCTGGCGTGGTGGGTTTGCGTTGCAATAACCGCGCTTGTTCGTTTTCCATTGCTGTAATTCTGCGCGTTGCATCATTTAACAATCGATCAACAACTCGGTTGGTTGTTTCAATGGCCATGTCGCCATTCACAATGTTTTCAATTTCCTTTCTGGCGGTGTCAGTCAATTGACCCACCAAACGAGGATTGTTTATGACGCGGGCTGATTCGGTTTGTACTAACCGCATTTGCGCCAAATACTCAGTCACATCAGGGTCGCTGGTTGGATGTGTTTGCAAATAATTTAAAGTTTTGTTTGCCCACGGAGAATCAGTGCGCGACAGTTTTGCGCCCAACTCTTTCAAAATTTGGGCGTTTCCCTCTAGCATGTCGTGATAGGGGCGAATTGCCGCAATATCTTTGGTGATTGCATTTAAGGCCGCTTTGTCGGCTTTGAATGCGGCGGCATCTTTTGCCATTCCAGCACCATCGCCGCCCGCTGCCAAGGCGTCTTTGGTGGCTTGTTCAATAACGGCTCGGCGCGTTGTTTTGTCAAACGCGCTTAATGCCCGCAACCCCTCTGGCCCTTCCAAACGATAACGATCCGCCATCATTTTGATAGCGTCTGCGCTTATGCCGCCACCAGTAGATTGAGCCAATTGCGCTTTGCGCTCCTCGCGCCGTTGCCGCGCTTCTTCTTCACGCTGCTTAATGCGTTCCATTGTGGCCGACTGGTCGGCAAACATCTTGGCCGTGGTCTGCACCAATTTCTCGCGCTGTGCAACGTCTTTGGTGTTGCGATCAAGTTCTTTGCCGTACTTGAGGTTAAGCAAGTTTAGCTCGCGCTCTTTGTCGGCGTAAGTCGTGTGTAAGTTAGACATCAACTTGTTGTATTCGGTGTCGTACTGTTTTTGGATGCCCTCGGCTTTGCGAAAATTGGCTTCGTACTCTTTCATGCTGCGGTCGTACTGCTCTTGGTCGCCCTCGTGCAACCCTTTCATGGCCGCCGTAATGTTGCCAAGTGCAGCGGTCAAAGGTTGTCGAGTCAACGCGCCCATGAGTGACGCGGCCAGCATCAACCAATTGCCGGTTTGCTGCATTTCTTCTTTGCTCATGTGTTGAGCAGTGTTGATCGGCAACTCGGCTTGTTTTGGGCCTTGCTGCATCAAGTCTGTGCGCTGTTGCGTCAAGTCCGCAAGTTGGCTTTGAATTGGCGCGGTTTCGGCTTGTTGGCGCTGCGTAATGTCTTGTTCTTTGGCATTACCCGCCCCGTAAACCTTGTTCAATGAGGCCATCTCATCAATTGGCACAATGCCATTCACGGGCGCGCCCTGGCCGCGCACCATAAAATCAGGCACACCGCCGTATGGAATGCCTGCGCCAACGCCAAACGGCTTAGGCGTGACAAGGCTGTAAATATCAGATTTCATGATTACTGTGTACCGCTTGGCGTGCCGCCGTATTGTTTAGCAAGTTCTTGCAAAAAAGCCGCGGAATTGCCAGCAAGTTGAGCGTCTTGTTTGAATCCGGCTTGCACTCCTGCGGTTAACGCGGGGTTGGCAATGCCAAGGGCCGACAAGCCTTGTTTTAGCTCATTTGCAATTGCCTGCTGCCGCATTGTTTCTGCTTGAGAATCAATCTGCGACAAAGCGTTAACAGCCATGCTGGAGTCCGACAATCCGGCTTTGGCGTAATACTGTTTGATGGCCGCTTTTTGTTGCTGCACCCATTGCTGGATAGCAAATTGATCGCTGCTAGATAGAGTGCCAGTTTGATACTGAGCCAGCAATTGATTGCCCACTTCTTGCGCCGGTCGAGCAATGTTAGCAAATTGTTTCTGTGCATCTTGCGCCCTGTATTGTCCAAGCGCGTTCAAACCCAAAGACGCTGTTGGCGCGTATTTGTTAATTGCTTGAAGCGCCGTTTCCCACGTTCCAGTGCTAGGCAGCGCATTGGGAACAGTTGTTTGCGCCAAAGACGCGGCATCCGTGGGCGCAATGGTTGCGCCATTTAATCCCGGTACTGAGGTGTAGCTTGTTCCTGGCGCTCCAAAGCCATTAGCCGAACCGTAGTCGCCAAGACTTGCTGCGCCTTGAGACACCGCGCCCGACGCCGCGGACGGCACAGCGGCAGCGCTTTCAAACCCGGAACTTGGTACGGCATATGCGCTATCTAATCCAATGTTGGCGGCGGCATCGGCGGCTCCGGCAAGGCTAGATGCCGCACTAGGAATTGCCTCGGCTGCTGCCGCAGTGCCCGCTGTTTCAAGGGCTGCGGTTCCGGCAGCATCAAGCGCCGCGGTAGACCCCAAAACTTCTCCGCCCGCGCTCGCTGCTGCCGCGGCCTCCGCGCCAGATTTTGCGGCTTCGGTTGCTGCGGTTGCTGTAACTGGATCACACATTTTATAACGCCTTTGCGGTATTAAAGCCCGTGCAGACGTAACCGCAATGGGCAAAGAGTTTGAAGGTTCTTTCAACGTCAATTCTGACGGATTGACCAACCATGCAAATGTTGGCTCCAGAGTTTTTTGCCCAAAGCTCAAATTCACGCAACAAGAGGATAGCAGCAGCACCGCCACGAGCAGATTGCTTAACCCACCACCCCATGTCACGGGCCAGCAACGACTCACTAAAAAAGGTTTTAGAAACACATCCATAAAACCCTCCAAGCACTTCGTCGTTGCGAACGGCCAGCCGAAACCACCTGTCGGGCGATCCGTTGCCTGACATTGACAACTGTTCAATCAACTTTTTGTTGTCAAGCGGCAAGTTTGAATAAATAGAATGGGCGTGAATTTCTCGCGCCACTTCCAACGTGCCCGCAAGATACTTTGGCTCATACGGAACAATGGCAATGCTGCAGCCGAAGCGCTCGGCAATGCGGTCGAAAGCGTTTACTGGCATGTCCATGTAGTGTCCCGTCAAACGTAAATGCCCGCCACAAGATTGATCTGCTCGTGCAAAGCGCCGTGATATGCCATCCAGTCATAAAACTGGCTTTCGTTATTCAAATCTACAGCAGAAAGGTCGCCTACGCCACTCATGCGGAATGCTGAGGCAATGGCTTGGTGTAGATTGTAATGCGTCAACAGCCAATCTTTATCATCTTGCGGCACGCCCGTCAACGGGACGCTAGGAACCAATTGTTTGATGTTGCTGGCTTTTGTTGCAATAGTGTTGTGGGCCAGCTCGTGCATGCCCAAAAACTCAAAAAATGAATTCTTGTCGCCGAACGGAATTTGCGTAAACGGTGTCAAGTTCATGGTGCCGTCCACTGGGCGCGCTTCACAAACTGCATGTGAAAACCGGTAAACACTTCCGAGGCGCTGCTGGCATTGATAGTCAAGCCAAGATACCGGCCTGCCGTTTGCACGTCTTTGGTCTGAAACGTAAATCCGGACGCAATCCAACCCACCGTTTGGCCCGATGCGTTTGTCCAGCTTACAATGTTTCCCGTGTTGTTGACCCATTGAATCACATTGCCACCGGCAAAAGTAAAGGGGTAGCTATTGCTTGAGTATTCGGTGTCGAGCGTTCCCGTCATAGTGATTGGCTGCAACGGAACCTGAAATTCTGCCCCAATTTTTAGCGCTTCTTTCGTGGAAAGCTGATCGCCCATGTTCCAAAGTTTAGTTTGGATGGTTTGCTGAATAGGATAGGTCGAGTCAGCAAACAGCTTGTACATCTTGGTGCCGTCTGTCGCAAACAGCGTCGGTGTGTTGTTGATTTGCACAGAAGTTATGTACGTCAGCGCCGTACCTTGCGACGCAAAAAACCACTTGTTGTTAAAAAATATGGCAAGCAGCGATCGATAACCGTTGACCGGATCGTTGTAAGGCAACAAAAACGCCACGCACAAAATGTCAAAAAGATTGACAACGCCTGCGCTGATAGGTTTTGTGTTGTCAAGCAGCGGCCATATGCCGTCTAAAGCATCGGATGCTTTTTGCGCTGTGCTGCCATACAGCGCATAAATGCCAAACGAGCACGCCATCCACACGGCTCGATAGTACGTTGTAAGCGATAGTGGCTGGCTGCTGCCAATGTTGGCGCTAATGTTTGTGTTGCTAAACGTGGTGACTCCGCTGACCACGTTGACGTCGCCCTCTACGTTGATACTGTCGGTGCCAAACACATAAAGGAAATTGTTAGCCGATAAAAACGCCTGTATAGACGAGTGCAGCGTTTCGTCGTTCATGATGAACGATCCGCCCGCGCCAGAACTTGTAAAGTCCGTGTAAGAATTGGGCGCGCTGTAAACAACCGTGCGAATTTTGCCGCTGGTGCCGGTTGCAATCCACACTCGATTAGCGTAAGTGGCAATCTGTGTACCTGTGCTTGGCACCACGTTCAAATTGGCCGTCACAGCTCCGCCCGTACCGCTTCCGCCGGTCACGGTAATGGTTGGAGCGCTGGTGTAGCCGCTGCCAATAGCGGTCAACGTGATTGGCCCTATGCCAAAATCCAAGTCCATCTGAAACCCTGAGCCGTACCCTCCCGTAGTGGACACAGGATTGCCTGGCGCAATGGTGTAGTCGCCAGAATCAACAAGGGAAATGCCAGTTACCGCACCGGTTGAAGTGTTAATCGCCGTAACTTTGACTTGAGCGGCTCGGTTGAACGTGCCGCCAGTAACGGTCACAACGTCGCCTACTACATATCCTGTTCCCGCGCTGCCGCTGTGAATTTTTGCCAAACCCACCTGAATGTCACACGTCGCCGCGCCGCCACTTCCGCCGCCAGTTCCAAACCCGCCAATACTTGGTACGGTGGTGTAACCGCTACCAATAGCACTGATGGTCAACGATTGAAGCGTTCCATTCCACTGTGACAGCGTTGAACCATCCCACGAAAAATAGCCTTTAGCGGGGTCAATAATGACAATGTTTGTGTTTTGCCATTGCGCCGCAATAGCGCCGCTGGTGCTAAAGGTTGATGCCGTGCCAATGGTTGTAATCGCATAGGTGCTGACGTTTATTTGATAGGCCGCGCCCGTGCTGGTGAACGCAACAATGTAGTCTGTTCCGGAAAGATTGAACCCGCGCCAGTAATACACCGTGCCGCTCGGAATAGTGGCAAGCGCAGCACTTGGGCCAGGCAACGCGGGCAGGTTGCCAAAACTGATTGGCATGCAATTTTCAAGCCACGCAAATTCATTGTCGCCAATGGTCTGCCTTGACGATTGCGTGTTGACGCCGCGAAAGTCCTGAAAAGAGACGTTCTCTTTTTTGGGTTCTGGCACTAAGCGAAGGTCTGTTGCCATACGTTATGCCTGTTTAAGCATAAACCATTTGCCACGGCACTCGCCCATTTCGCGCTCGTACAACGCCGTCATGGCTTGTATTTGTGGCGGATACGCTAACGCGGTCAACAATGCCTTGTTTTGCGGGGCCATACACAGCAATTCTGCTGCGCGGCCCATGACCGAGTGTTTACATTGCTTGCAAGACGGTAGTGGCATGGCAAGCGCCTCACGATCCGTAAGCGCTTGACAATTTCCGCAACATAGTCGAGCGCAAGCACTCCTGAATCTTGCGGTTGTAAAGCCCCTTAAACATTTCCGCTTCTTGAAACGCTTGCTCTTGAAACTTGGCCCAGTGTGCAGCGTAAAACGGGATGGGGTCTTGGTACAACGTAGCAATGTCGGAGTCAACGTCCGAGCTATTGACCAAATCTGTTGGCGTGATAATGCTGTCAAGCTCTGCCGTGTACGTCTGGTCTGGAATGGGGCCAATAAAAAAACCCTGTTGGCCGTATTGCGCCCAGGTTGTAGGCCGTTGGCTAAACCCTTGCCAAGATCGCAGAGTGGTCACAAATTGCGTGTAGCTCATGCGGTCAAGCACAATTCGCAAATTGCCCCACAACACCACAATGTTTACCAAATCCATTGTGGTTGGCAAAACAATGCTGCTTGTAGCGGTTGCGCCCGTGCCGCTACCTGCGGCAAAACTTACCGTTGGCGCAGTTGTGTAGCCTGTGCCGGTTGACGTAATCAAAACGTCCGTAACGGCCCCGCCGCTTACTACAGCCGTGCCTGTTGCGCCCGTTCCCGTTCCGGTAAAAGTGACGGCAAAATTTGAGGCGTAGCCAGTGCCGCCGGTCGTAATGCTACAACCGGTCACGCCACCATAGGTGTATTGCTCTAGCCCGGTTGACAAATACACATTTTGCATTTTCCGGTTGCAACTTGTGTCTGCAATAACCCGGTTGCGGGCTTTGTTGACGTAGGCCGTTAAATCTACGTCAGTCCAATATCTGCCGCTTGCGTCGTGCAGCAGTCTGCGCGTGTCAAGAATGTACGTTGATAGCGTAGTCACTCATTGTGCCCTACGCTGCTGCGCGCCCACCAAGCAAACGCTCGCGCATATCAATCTTTGGCGGCATAGCCTGAACGCCCGAAGCACGGGGCGCCGACCCGTCAGTGCCCTTGCCTCGGGCTTCGGGTTCTTGGACCACGGGGGCTGCTCCGTGATCGTCTAACTCTTGCTCAGCATCAATATCCGAAGCAAAAGGCACATCAATTTTTGGCACAACCCGCTCAAAAGCAAAGTTGTCCAAAATTGCAAGCCCGCCTTTAAGCGACTCGGTAGGGCGAACCCAACCGTGGCGCATCAAAACGGTGGTTTTATCGGGGTCGCCAATAGCAAAAATGTGCGCAGCGGCTTCATCCGGCATTGCTACGGTTTTGCCTTGCGGGAAAAAATAGCTTATCCCCGCGTGTTTGGCGACAAAATCAAACGGATTACGATTGGTAACTTTGAACATGGCAGCCCTTGCATGTTGTTGAGAATTACAGCGCGGTTAAAAACACCGTGTCATCGATTCCGCCCATGGTAACAGTCCACGTTGCATCTGTGGTCTGGTACGTGCTGTTACCCGCACCTTGCAGCGCTTTGAGAACTGGCGTGGTGGCGTACCCGTAGCCGTTAAACGAAATGGCGGCTGGTGCGGCAGGAACACCACCGGCGCTGGTTGTCACGGTGAATAACGGGGCCAAAGGCGGGTTAATAAGCTGCGTCTGAATTGCAGGGTTGGTTGCCGTAGCGGCCTGAGTAGCGGTCACGCCGCCGCCCGACCACACCGGAATCCAAGGAATGCTGGTGCCGTAGCCAGCACCGGCCGCGTTAGCAGCAACGGCGGTAACCACAAGGTTGCAGATTGCTGTAGCCGCAGCGCTGGTAATGGTTTGCGTGCCCGACATGGTGATGGTCGGTGCAGAGGTGTAGGTTTGGTTGCCAGGAAAAGCAACCGTTACCGCAGCAAGCTGGTTCGTGTTAACCAACGTCAAAGTAAACGTGGTCGTGTTAAGCGCGCCGGTCGTATCGCCGGGAGCGTTGACAATCTGCAACGTAGGCGCTGCAACGTAGCCCGCCCCCTGGTTAATAACGGTTAAGCTACTAATTGCGCCGCCGGTCAAAACGGCCTTGACGGTTGCGGGAATGTACGGTTGCGCGCCTTGGTTGGCGGGCGGAACCACGATGACTTGCGGGGCTTGCGTGTAACCGCTGGATGCGGTGGTGCCGTTGACAACCGTAATGGTCGTGCTGATGGAGCCACCAATAAACACGTTCAGCAAACCGCCCTGTGTGGTGGTTGCACTGACCGGAGCGGTGGCCGTGCTGAGGGCTGTGTTTGCCGTACCGTTTTGGATCACAACAAAGTTGTTGTACTTGTCGTAACCGTAAAACCCGTTAGGTACGGCTGTGTTGGCCGTGCCTACGTTGGTCACAACCGCGCCAACCACGCCGCCGGTGGTGTTGATAATGCGGGCGTTTGTGCCGTCAGACGATACAAAGTACGGAATTTGGTCAAATGCCGTCAGGTAGCGCCAAAAATAAGATTGTTGATCCCAAATTTGCACATTGCTGTACTGTCCGGCTTGCACAATCCAGTTGCCAGCAGGAATTGTAAATGCACGCGAAGTGGTGCCAGCGGTGTTGCTTGCGGGCAAAGTGAGCGTCAACGCGCCGCCGGTCAAGCTGGTAGATTGCTGCTGTCCAGCGTTGTTCGTAACAAAAAACGTCCGGGCTGGCGGGTTGGTGCCAAACGCGGTAAGTTGATTTATGCCCATGATTGACTCCTTAGATGGTGGCCGAGTTAAACCCGGTCACTTTAACCATCGATGACGGCTTTGTAAACACCAGTTCGCCCATGGTCAGCAGCACGCCCAAATAACCGAGCTGGCCGTTAGACACAAGCGACTCAAAACCCGTGAACGCAAAACTTGCGTTTTCGTGCAAATACAAATTCATGTAGTTGCTGTTGTTCAGGAACAGCGTGCCTTCGGGGCAGTAGTAGTCCGGGTAAATTGGCACGCCGCTAACCATCAAAGCACGAAACGACGAGCGCGGGCCGTCGCCGGTGGCGTCAAAGCTAGACCCGGGCGTAATGTTGTACTGCTCTTGACCAATAAAGTCTTGTTGCAGCAACGTCCAGGTGCCAAAACCCATCAAACCGTAAGTCGGCACCTCGCCGCAGTTTTTGACTGCGCCGTTTATGTACTGGGCCACGTTTTGCCGAGTGGGGTTGACCGATCCCGCGCTATACAGTTTGGCTTTCCAGAACGTGTTGGTCGTCCGGTTGATGTTGCCAAACGTGGTTACGTTTGTGCCATCGTCAATACCGGCAGACAGTGAGCTGAACGCTTGAGGATTGCCAGTGTTGGAATACAAGGCGGTAGCCATTGCGTCAGACATGACGTTACCGGCGTCATTCATGACGGCTTCAATCCGAGGCACAACCGCATAGTCAATTTGCACCGCAGCTTCCGTGCCAATAAACGGAATGGGAACCATTGCCATTTTGAGCGCATATTCAGCGTCTTGAATGCCGTTTTGCTGCGACGGAATTTGGAACGATGCGTCATAACCTGACCATACGTTTGTCGTCATGCGAGCGCCCTGTACCGGCACCGTGATCGGGCTGATACCGCCGCTTGCAAGCTGTGCATTGGCAATCGCCGACGCCAAAAACGGGCTAGCGTTGTAAATTTGCACCGTCACAGTGGGCAAAAATGCCCGGCGCGTGATGGCGGTCAATTCGGCTGCTGCTGCGCCGGACGGGGTAATACCAATGCCAGGAAGTGCCATTTTCTACTCCATTAACTGGGCCGACGCCCGCGTAGTTCGTCAATAACTTGATACGCCTGTTGCTGGGCGTGTGCTCTGAGGTTTCCGCCAAACTCTTTCAAGTCGGGCGTGCTAGGAACTGTAAATTTGCGCTGTTGGTGAAACGCCGCCGGGGTAGGCTCTGCTGCTTTGCGCGACGCCATCAAAAATTCGGCAGCGGTTTCGTGCGACACAAGCTGTTTTTCCACCATCATTTTTTCAAGCGCGGGCAAATCGTTTTCGTTCATGCCCTTGACTTGCAAGGCTTTTTTGCGGCCTTCTTCAATCTTGGCTTGCAATTCACGCTGTTGGTGGGCCTTTTCCAATTCGGCCAAACGATCCAAATGCGGTTTGAAATGCGAACTCAATTGTTGAGGAATGTCAATCTCTGGAATTGCGGTGTCAGGGTTGGCAGTTTTGGTGAGCTGCAAAAACCCGTTGCGCGTTTTAGGATTGGTAGCCAACGTGCTTGCCAGCTCGGCAAGCGCGTTGATTTCTTCGGTGGTGCGGCCTTCAAGTGACATGATGATTCCTGCTGACGGTCAGGGGTTGAAAATTACTTGGTGCCGCCGGGCTTGCGCAATTTCAGCGTAGGCTCGGCTTTGTCCATGTTGTTTTTGGTCGCGCCACCAATTTCGGGCAACCGAGGCGGATTCAAAATGGAACCATTTCGCTTTGCCGTATCGGTGGGCATGCGAATAGGATAGCTTTTGGGTGCAAACAGTTTGGTAACCATGATTACTCCTATCAATCAGTGCGGCATCATAGGTGGCATGCCACCGGGCATTTGCGGGGTCATACCGGCACCGGCAGCGCCTTGCATGGCTTGAGCAACCGGCGACGGTTTCAAACCTTGCATCAATTGTTGCAATTCTGCCGGAATAAGGTCTTTGGATTTGTTCCGCGCCCCGCCAAATTTCCGAGACAGCGTTGACAACACAGACAACACTGCGCGGCCTTCTTCGGATTCAGACCCAAGCGCGGGCAAAGATTGCTCCATCAAGTCCATGGCAATACTGAGATTGACCATTGCAGACTGTTTTTCGCCGTTGGCGGGCTGCGGTGTGGTCATGGGCGAACCTGCGGGAGATTCTGCGCCGGGCAATTGAGGCGGCATTGCGGCTGGCGGGCCTTTAACCCCGCCACCGCCCGCTATTAGTTGCATCAAGTCTGGACTCATACCGGGACTTCTTCCCAGCTAAAACTAAACCACATGCCAGCAACCGATGCTTGAGTTGGAGACACCCACAAAGCATATCCGCCAGGAGGCAAAATAATTGAGCCTTCTAAATCAATCACAGACCCGATGCCGTTTTGAGTGGCCGTAGCGGTGTTTTGCACAAACACGTCGTAAAACGGCGCGGTAGGCAAGGTTGCCGAAATGGACGCCTGAATTACGCCGGGGCCAGAACCGGTAAACGCGTTGCGAACGGCAAGCGGCGTTGTGTTGGTAACGGCGGTTGTTGAATTGAACCCGGTGGCAATTGCAAACGCTTCAACCTGCGTAGATTGAATGACCGACTGCATGATGGAACATTTGTTCAACACCGCGTTTACCGTACTGGTAATCGGGTTAAAAATGCACAAACCCGTGTAAGTGGTTGCCAAACCGACCGTGGTGGTGGCAACGGCTTGCGAAGCGGCTTTGTAAATGTTTTTACGGTACGTTTGTTCGTAGTACCGGCCATGCAACTCACTTACCAAAGCGTCACCCTGCTTGCCAGCGCGAGCAACAATGGTTTGCGAATCGCTGTTGTTTTGCGGGCCAGTAACAATCTGATTTGCTGCCATGGTTGATCCTTACGACAATCGAATAAATGTGGGGTCAAGATATGTAAACACATCTTGCCGCAAAGTGTTTACGTCTTCAACGGGCGTGCGGCCAGCAGCCATTTCGCTTACCAAAGCGTTAAGCACCCGCAATTCAGACAAAATTCCAAACAAAATGGCGGTTTGCGACGCATTGCCACCGTCAATCGGCAAGTCTTGCGTATTGCCAAGCGCGTCCTTTGGATAAAGGACATTGATAAGCGTTGGCGTGACGGTTGGCTTAGACATTTTTACGCCAAGTACACAATCGGCGCGTTGTTGGCCGTAAACGTGGTTGGAGTCGTGATGCTGGTTGGCACCGTCCCAAACGTACCGCTCACGGTTGTCGAGACAATTTCAATGAATGTCGATGCTGCCACCGTGCGAATTGCGCCAGCGGTAGTACCGTTGCCTTGCACAGCAATGAAATACTGTTGCGGGCCGTACAAAAGCACTGAGCTGATGGTCGCGCCAGCGGCATTCAGCACAAGCGAAAATTCTTGGAACGTGTTAGCGCCAGAAAGCACTGCCCCGGCTACCGCGCTGTTGGCAACCAAGTTGCCGCGAGAGTCGTACAACGCAACAAGAATGTTGTCAGTGGTAGCGGTGCCGCCTTGCAACACGCCAATTTTGGTGACGGTGCGGTTGTACGGTACAAAAATGTCCGTGACCCACAATTGACCCGCAACGTCAGTAGTGTTGGTGCCAAGCGAGCCGTAAGCCACGCTGCCAATAGAAATGTTGCTGACGCGGAGCTTACCGCCAATAGTCGAATTGCCGCCGTTCACCGTTTGGGCAGCAATAAAATTGTTTTCGGCCTGGGTGCCTACCGACTCACCAACCTGTATGTATCCGTTTGGCATTCCGTACTCCGTTCACGAGAAAAACATGGGCCGGGTCTGACGCCCCGGCTGTCGAATTAACGACGAGCCTTGCGGCCCTTGCGCGACTTGCGTGCCATGGTTCACTCCTTGAACATTGGGGCCACCTGAAAAGGCAAGCAGCCATACCTTGCGCGCAATGTAACGCGACTTGGTATGTTGTCAAACTTGCGTTTTGGGTCAACCAAAAAAAATCCCGCACAAAGGCGGGCAAGGGGGGAGGCAACGCACAAAATCAGGTTTGTTTGGGTGCTTGTTTGGAGGCTTCCATTGCTGCTTTAGCCTGGGCTGCTTTGGCTTCTGCCGCCTCAATCTCCTCCAATTCCCGAAGTATAACTTCTTTGCTTGGAGGGTTGACCATCTCAATCAAGCGGCTGCGTTTGATGGCTTTGGCTTCGTAAAGTTCTGCCGCCAAAGATTTTTGATCTTCAACAAACAACGGCGAATTGCTGTGCGCGTCAACGCGCAACGTAGCGCCTTCTGGAATCTGGTCAAGCGCAAAGTACCGAATGTCCTTGCCCCTTTGTATATGCAATTTGCTGTCATCGTACCGCCGCAACGCTTTGAAATACTTGGTCACAATGGCGTCAAGACTATCTTCCACCAAAAGCGCCCGCTTTTTGATGCGCGCCGAACCCAAGCGAGCCAGCTCAGACGTTTGACGCCCGGAGCGCACGCCGCTTTCGCCTCGGCCCATCAGCAAATTGTGCAGGCCCACGGCTTCGCTAAACATTTCGTCAATGAACCGGATTTCGGTAAACACATCGGGTGGAATGTCCGGCTTGAATTGATGCACCTTAGACATTGGATCCGACATGGCAAACACGCCGCCCGATTTGTTGAGCGCAAAATCCATTTCATCCAGCGCGCCGTTAAACGCTTCCAGCGCGGTAGGCGGGTTGACTTGTTTCGCCAGCAAGTCGCGCACCTGATCCATGCGTTCGTTGCGATAGTTTTGAAGCCCTATCAAGCTGGCAACAATACTTCTGCCCCAAAAATAACCCTGTTGCGGGTCGGGGCATATGTGGCCGTAGGGATGCTCACGGGGCAAGAAAAAATTTGGCCTGTCGTAAATGGTGACGTTTTGATCTGCGCGAGTAACAACGCGGTAGTCTTCGTCGTCGTCGTCCCAAATCCAGAGTTCTTCCATCAGGATTTGTTCTGCGCCCATAGACGGTGTGTAATCCACACGACCATCCATGGCATATGCTGCGTTGCCTCGCGCCGTGTTGCCGGGTGTCACTGGCCCGCTACCAATTTGGTTAGTCACAATGATCTGCCGCAACGCCTGCGGCATGTCGTCTCCCTTAGCGGCTGGTTTTGCCTCAAGTTGCGACAAAATTTGATTTTTGTTTGGGTGCGCGTGCAGTTCGTGCTCAAGCTGCGACTTGGTAATTGTGTACCGATGCGCTATGGCTTCTTGCCTGTCAAGGTAGTTAACGTCCTCGCGGTACACGCCAATGCAGTGCGGCTCGACAACATAAGGCGCTACGTGAGTGCCCCTGACAATTAACTTTATGATAGCGCTGTTGTACACAAGCGCCCACTCCAAACCCATGCCAAACGTGATGTCGCCATTGGATGAGCGCCATTCTTCGTTGACGGCTTTGCTGACCGTAGAGGCCCGATCCCATTCTTCTTTTTGCACGCTAACTGGAAATTCGCATGAAAAACGCGTGGTGTCTGCGCTGTAAAGAAATGCCGTCAACGTGTCAATGGCCGGGTAAATTTTGTTGTAGGGCGTTGATCCGTACTGCGGAGCGCATCCGTACAAGTAGTAATGCTTAAGTTCGTCGTAGGTTTTTTTGCGACGTTCTACCGACTGGAAACAAACATCCAGCACTTCTTGATAGAGTTGGTCGCGGGCAAACAATTGCTCCGGCGTGTTGCCTTTTGGAATTTTCATGCTGCTACGTCGCCGCTAGGCAACCCCGCTGATTTGCCGTCATATGGGCGAATTCCCTGCAAGTTTGGCGTAAGCGTTGGCATTGCCACGCCTCGGCCAATGGGAACATAGTTTTGCCCGCCGTCTGTTTTTTGCAACCCTGTTGGGCCAAGCGCGTTGAGGTTGGGCATTTGTCCAATAGGCTTGAACAGCCCATCTATAGCTTGTCCGGTTTTCTTGCCGTAGCCAAGAGAGTTGGCGTCATCGTAAAGTTTTTTGCGCGTCCAATAGTCAGCGCGTTGCATTCCGTCACCGCCTACGTTGTTCATGTTTCCCACGCCTTGATCGCGTGCAAGCGTCTCAAACGTATTGTTGATGTTGCGAAAGCCTTGGCTTTGAATGGCTGGCGCCGTGCGAAATACGCGCTCAATCATGCCATCGCCTTTGCAGCCTTTGGGGCACTGCGGTTTGGTGCCCTCAAAATCGCCATGGGCAAGGCATACCCATTCTTTTATAACTCTGCTCATAATTAGCGCTCCAAAAGTAACATTTTGCCAAAAAAAACGTCAATTTTTTTGGGCAACGGCGCAACCGGCAACAATTGCAGCCTGGGCCGACCAGCCGGTGAAAACGTCACGCGGTGCCGTATTGGCGGTTTTGGTGGCTCAAAATCCGGTGGCGGATCCGACAAATAAACTATTTTGTTGTCGCGCTTTACAACCAAACCGGCGCGGTACAGGCTTAAAAACCGCGTCAAGTCGCGTGCAATGCCCGGCCTAGCGTGTTTTGTGAGTACGCCGCGCTCAATCTTGCCAAGGTAGCTGTTTTCTACTTGATCCAGCCCGCACTCGCGCTTAATGTCAGCAATGGTGATGTTGTTTTTCCAAAACTTATGGTCTCGGCTGCGCGGAATGGTCAACAAAACGGCCCGCATCTCGTCCATTGGCATGATGCGAAAGTTCGTATCTTCGCGCTCTTTGAACTTGGTCATGGCCGGTAATCAAAAATCCAACGGACGTTGATCGGATCAGGAACGTATTGAATTGCCCCTGCTGGCTTGATGTTTTTTGGCTTGGGTACGTTTTGCTGTATGCAGTTTGGGGACAGACACAATGAGTTGCCGCAAAGCGTCTTGAGTGTAGCGCGGCCTGGGCTTGGAATGTTGGCAAGCAGGTTGTAAAACACATGGCGTCGCACCAAAAAAGTGCCGCCGTCTTTCTTGGCTTGGGGATAGCCCTTGCTGTTGACGGCTCCTTGCCACAGCCAGCAATTTCCACGTTCATCGCATCGAGCTTTAATTTCTTGTAGCGTGTCGTAGCTCATGCTAGCGCTTTTTTCAATGCTGCTAAAAATTGACCATACCATGTACGCCTAAGACGCATAGTTGGCAATGCTGGCTTGTTGCTCACGCAGGCACCTTGACGCCCAGTTTTTTCAAGTAGCCCTGCACCGTAGCGTTCATGACCTTGGAGTGTTGCTCTACGCCGTCTTCGCCGCCCCTGGTCGGACGCATGAGCTGGCGCTGAATGCAGACGTTGCGAGTAAAGTCATTCCACGCAATGTGAGCTAGGCAAGCCGCCACTACGCGATCATCTTTGCGCCGCCCTGGTGCGCCAACGTCTGACACGCCATCTGCATCGACGTCGCCCATCATGACACCGGTCATTTCGTCAAGCAAATATTCGCTGCGAATGATGCTCGTGCCGCGATGGAAACAGTCGCGGAAAAAGTTAAACACCCGGCTTTTAGCATCGCGGGTTGATTTCCAGTGGTAAGCATTGGGTCTGCCAAAGCTGTCCACCCGCTTGTAAAGATAGTTTTGAAGGTTGCGTACCACCATTAGTATCTTTTGGGATACATCGCTTTTTGGCGTCATGGAAGCGTGACGTCGCATGTTTTGCATTTCCGTCCACACAGCTTGACCTGGGCCGTTAATTTCCATGTTCAACATGACCATGTTTTGCTGCGCGCCGCTCACGCCTTGGCTGACCGTGGTATATGCACCTGATAGATACAAAATGACCCACGCAAATTGATACGGCAGGCAGTCCGCAGTGTTGAACTCCGCCACCTGTTCCATGCCGTCTGAGTAGCAGCGCCACACAGAAGCGCAATGCCGGTCTGCCCATTCGCTAGACCCAAAAGCCGGGTCTGCCCCAATGACGTACATGGCACCCGGCTTTGGGTATTCCCAAATCCAGAGGTTGCCGTTGCGTCCTTTGGTTGGAACGACATCACTTTCATCAAACGTGTCCCGAAGCGCGAACCGATAGATGTGCGGCACTGTCCGGCGCGCCTCTCTTATCTCATCGCTAATTCGGGCCGTGTTAAAGAAATTAGAGCCAGAAGCAATAAAGGCATGTTTTGCAGTTGGCGGAAAGTTTTGCATCATCTGATCTTCGTCGCCGATCTCTTCCGCCAATTTCCATCGCCACCACACTAGCTGTTCGTCAGTAATATCAAAGTTGTATTGCTTCTTCACATCAGCAATCCAGCGCTTTTCTTCTGAAGTTTTGCGCCCGCCATCCCAATACACATCCCACTGCGGGGTGCCGCGCCCTTTGGCATAAGTTTCCTTGAGCCACCACCCTATAAATATGGCCCGCTCTGCCGTACTGCGCTCAGCCCTATCCCACATATCTTTGTAGTGGTTAAAACCTTGGGCCGTAGATTCATAGATAAACAGCCGGTCTGGATTTTCCTCGGACAAAGAAGCCCGCAATGAAGCAAGCCCTTCCTCGTCGCCGTATGCGCTGGTTTCGGTAGAGTGAAGAAAAGTTAAACCTTTGCCTTTACCAAGCGCCGAATTCTTTCGCGTACCCGCCACTTGATAAGAAACCCTAGAACGATTGCGAGCAACAAGCTGCGTGCGGTTGTGCGATTCAATCGGCACCTTAAATTGTTTGGGCAAACCATCAATATACATGCTCAAGGTTGACTTGAACATATCCCGGCTTTCCTCATCGTGCGTCACAAGTGAGCCGTGAGTGCCAGGCTTGGAAAACAGCCAATACAGGTCTAGAGCAAGCGAGATGGTCGTAATGCCCATCTGCCGACCCTTGAGCACTACAAACGAATGGATGTCCTCATTGAATCCAGCAACGATCTGTTCAATAAAGTACCGCTGGCAACCGTACAGGTTTTGAGGCGCAAGCGTAATCTGCCCCCTATCTTTGGTGTCAACCTTTAGCGAAGCACAGAATTTCCAAAAGTTGTCAACGGAAAAGTTAGTCATGGGCGGCGAGTGTCAGTTAACACTGCGTACAAGTCAATAGCTCCGCGACACAAAGGAAAAAGCCCTTTGCGGCCAAACAAAGGGCTCTTGCCTACAGCAGTTGCGCTCTGCATTCACTGTCACCCCCAGGCCCATATGTGCACAAACAGGCCATCGAAATGCAACTAGCGTTAAGGGTTCAAGCACAACGCCCTAAATTTAGCGCTTATGCACAGCAATGTCAACAGGTTTGTG